GGCCGAGATACTTAATCATCCCGACCTCGGAAAGCTCGTTCTTCTGCTGCTGTCCGCTCGGCAGCGTCATCGCCGGCGTCGGCGTGAAGAGGTTGCGCGCGTTGGCCGTGCCGCGGTCGGTGAAGACCAGCGCCGCCTGCTGCGAGGCAAAGCGCACTCCGGCCTTCTCGGCTTGGAGGATCTCGTGCAGCATCCGCGCCGTGAAAGTCGGTGACGCCGCGGTACTGATCGACACGGAAGGGATCGAAGTAGTGGCAGAAGTTGCCGGCCGGAACGTCCTCGGCGCCGAAGTAAACGCCCTCGCGCGTCACGCGGTAAATGCGGTACGCGACCGGCACGCCAAACTCGTTCGTTATGACGCCCTCGAAGTAGTTCTCCGAGTCGAGGCCCATCTCGTTTGGATTGCCGATGCGGGTCGCCGGCACCAGCTGGAGCTTGAGCTCATCGCCCACGCGGCGGATGACGAAGCCGCAGTCGCCGTCGACCGGCCGATTCTCCGCGGCCAGCTGCACGAGCTTGCGGAAGCTATTGCGGCCCGTGGCATCCGCCTGCTTACACCACGAGTGAAACCACTCGTTGACGGTCGCGTTGTAGTCGCGGTCTCCAGTCGTTGCCGAGTATTCGGTCGGCGTCAGGTAATTGCCGAACTTGCGCGAGACCTCCTTAACCTCGGGACAATTCTCGACCAAGTTCCGCGCTTCCCACATCATCACGACCCGCTCGCGCACCGTCTGCGAGGACTCGCTCGGTTGGCCGTACTGCATCGGCGCGTAAAGCCGATTGGTCTGCGCGGCGTTGTAGGAAAACAGCGCGGTCTCGACGCGAGCCTGGAGCCGGCGCAGCGCGGCCTGCGGCGCGATGGTCTCGAGCGCCCTGTCGAACCACGGCCGATTGCGGATGATTGCGGTCGCGTCGAAGGTCTGCATAATCAATTCCCGGTGAAGCTCACAAACGTCGTGTCGGTCGTGTCGCCGTTCTGGTACTCGATTGCCGAAACGATGTCGCCCAGCATCTTGTTGAGCGTGTTCAAATCCGCGCGCGTGACGGACTTCCCGTTGAGGCTGTAGCTCGTGTTGAGCAGGCAGGCCTGGATCGCATCGAGAACCTTGGACTTGAGCGTTGTCAGCGTCGCAACGTCAATGTCGAGGAAGGGATTGTCTGCCGCCATAAAAGAGCGGCCGCCGTCAAAAGGTTTTTTGACGCCCCGTAATGCTACGACTTTGACGGCACGAAGCGGATGATGCCCGCGATGGTCGCCATACAAAGGAGCATCGCCGAGGTATCGAGCCCGTGGTTGGGCGCGTTGCTCCGTACCTCGCGCCACTCCCAGACGCCAGTCCGCACCTCCACCTTGGCCTCGCCCTTGAGGTGCTCGAGGTAAAGCGGGTTAACGTCGCTCGGCATCTCCCAGCGCAAGTCGCCCTTGCCCTCGAGCGCGGTCGCGAGCGTGTCCTTGAAGTAATCGCCGCTCCAATTGTAGAAGTAAACGTCGCCCCCGCGGTAGTCGCTCACCTGCGGGTCGCTGAAAGGGAAGTTGACCATCGTCCCGGTCGCCTCGTCTCGCATCGTCCACGTCCGCCGGCCATAGCCGCGCATCGAGCGCCAGCCGAACTCCGCGCAGTCGCGGTCCACGTCCGCCGGCCGGTAGCCTCGATCCTGCGCCACGCAGGCCGACGAGACCTTGAAGCGCTCCTGGAGCGCGCGCAGTTGGTCGCGCGTGTCGATGCGGCCGAACCACAGCTGGCGATAGCGCGGCCCTTGCGCCGTGCTGAACGCGCCGACCTCGACCCAGAAGTGATCCTGCTGCCGGTCGATCGCCATAAAGCGTATCGCCTCGTCGGGGATCGACTCGCCCTGCGCGTAGTCGGATAGCTTGTAGCCGGAGTCCTTCAGCAGCACGTTAACCGCCTTCTTCTCCACGATCCACGGCAGCGCTTGGCGCTTAGTGCGGAACTCGATCTTCGCCTGCTCGTCTCCCGTGCGGACCAGCTGGTTTTCGGCCTGGAGGAACTCTTCCACGAGGAGCCGCATCGGCCGCGTCACGATTGCCTCCAGTCGGAACGAACGCACCTCCCGCGGCGCCGCAGGATTCATCGCGACAAAGCGCCCGGTCTTCGCCCAGCCGGCGCGGGTCGCGTCGCTGTCCGCGGACTCGTGCCCGCAGGAGATGCAGCGAAAGCGGCAGGTCTCCACCGCGCGCCCCACGTCCCACGTCTCGTCATCGCGGCGCGCCGCTCGGTCCCAGATCACGCCGCCGCGCTGCTCCTTGCTTAGAACCTCGAAGGCAACTGGAAGCACCTTGCGGCAGCCTGGGCACTCGGCGTGCCACTCGCCCTGGTCTCCCGAGCGAAAGCTCGTGTCCTCGACGTTGCCCGTCTCCGCGTCCATCACCGGCGCTTGGCTCGCATTGTAAATCTTCGAGCGCCCGACCTCCTCGAACTTGGAGACGCGCGCCACCGCGTGGCCGTAGATCTCCTGCCACCGCGGAAGCCAGAGCTCGTCGTTGATCTTGTAGCGGATCGATTGGCTCTGCTGGGTCGAAAGGTTGGCCGCGTTGAGCGTGACGAAGAAGCCGCCGAAGAAGATCTCGGTTGTTGTGCGGTGCGGCCCCGGCTTCGGCAGCATTGCCGCCACCGGTCGGCAGCGCTCAAGCAGCGGCCATAGGCGCGTCTTCGCGTGCTTCTCGACCATCTCGTCCGTCTGCATTGTCCAGCTAATCGGGCCGGGGTCGTTGGCGATTATCCACGGTAGCCAGACGTCGGCGACAAGCGTGCCGCCGATCTGCACCGCCTTGCGGAAGTGCACGCGCCGGACCAGCGGATTTTGCAGCGCGTCGAAGATCGGAACCAGCCACGGCGATAGCCGCACGTTAAATGGCCCCGGCGTCGCGTAGGATTCCGGCAGCTGCACGTGCCGCCGCGCCCAGTCGTAGATCGGCGAGCGGTCCGGTCGCGGAAGGCGAAAGCCGGCGAGGAGTTGCTCGGCGCTCATTCCTCGGTCGCGCTCTTCCGAATCGCCTCAGCCTCGAAGCGCGCCAAGTTGCCCGCGATCACCTCGCGGATCTCGTCCAGGATTAAGCCGCCTTCGACGTTCGCCTCCGCGGCTGACTTGCCGGCGACGCGCGGGCCGAGCTCAACCTCGAGCTTGAGCCGCAGGAGCAAATCGAGCTTCTGCGAAAGCAGCTGGAGCATATCCTGCACGACCTCGCGCTCGACCGTCTCGCCCTCCTCGCGTTTGTTCTTTTTCTTCAGCAGCGCGATGTTCTCGCGCATTAACTCCGCCTTGAGGTCGGCCAGCGTCTTGGTCGACGTGTCCTTGCCGATCAGCTTATCGGCGCAGAACCTCCGCCAAGCCGTCAGGTTCTCGCGACGCCCGTCGATCTGCTTCGCCGGCGCATCTTCTGGGTAGCGCGCGCGGGCGTCGTAGATTGCCTGCCGGGAAAGTCCAAGCTCCCGCGCCAGAGTCGCCGTGTCCTTGACCCAGTCGCCGCCCGATTGCTTCGCCTCGTATTCGTCGAGCGCCTTCCGCTCCGCGGTCGTCAGCGTCTTTCCGGCCTTCAGCCGCTTGACGATGTTCGCGAGGTTGGCCTTCGCGTAGACCTCGACCGGGGACGCGGATTCGTCGGTCATTTACTGGAGCGCCGGGGTCGGGGTTGAACCGCCCTCTGCGGACTGGAAGCCCGCCGTGTCCTTGGTGTCACTTCCGGCGCGTTTAGGATAAGCTCTGGCAAGTGGTTTGATACGTTCGCGCATCTGAGCGTCAAGAGGCATAAGGTAGCGGTGCTTACCCTCCATTATCCGCTGCGGAGTCGTCGCGTCTTTATTGTAAAAACCGCCGCGCCAATGGACCCAACGTCCTCCGATGAAAAGCTCCTTTGTTGCAGGACTTCTTCCGCAGTAAATCCAATTCCCCGCTTGGTAGATTCCTCCGTGGTGCCCTTTGTCTGGATCAGCAAAAGAGATGACAAGCCGTAGCCCTTCGTTGCTCCTCTTGAGAAATCGCATAGCAATCGCAGCGATTCGGGACACTTCTGTTTTGTGACTCCTTAAAGCGATGCGAACAAGCTCAACGCACGTTTCCTGACTCAGCGCAAACTTTGCCCCGAGCGTCGGCGATGCTCCTCGTCCGAACAGAACCACGCCGATGAACTTTCCATCCTCCCAAGCCCCAACCTTGACGAGCTTTCCCGCGGGAAGGCATCGACTGTAATGCCAATTCTCGCAGGCGAACCTCGCAGCCTCGTGCGTTGCCCAGTCAATCTTTAGCTCAACCTTGTCCGGTTTCACGAAGGTCGAACTCCTTTCTGCAATGTGGGCACGCAACCATCTTGGGCTCCAGCTGATCGAGTTTCCCTTGTTCGCCTTCTGTTCCAGGAGCGAAATCCGGCGGGAGTAGTTTTCCAAGATCAGCCAGGTCGAAGCCGATCTCTTCGATCGGGAAATCCTCGGCCTTGAGCGACGCAAGCACGTCGGCCAGCTTTTCATCCCACTCGGCAAGTTCCGCGCTCCGGTTGTCCGCGATGGCGAAGGCTGTCGCCTGCGAGCCGGTCAACTCGGTCCGCACGATCTGGATCTCGCGCCAGCCAAGCTCCCGCGCCGCGGCCAAGGTTCCGTTGCCGGCCAGGACGATTCCCTTTGCGTCGACCACAATCGGCTTCTGCTGACCGAAGCGGCGCAGGCTCGCCTTGATCGCGTCCATATTGCGCTGGCCGTGCTTTCGCACGTTTGCCGGGTCCGGCGACAGCGTCTCGATACCGACAGTTTCAAGTTTCATTCGTCAATTTTTACAAACAGCCCAGCCCCGTTTTTTTGCGCTAGGTCTTGCAACC